GCCTGAAGAGCTAACTCCGTATATTACGGGGGAGCACTTCTTGTCAACGAAGCAAGTGCCAAGTGCACTACTTCTACGACATTCCGGTTCCGTAAGCGTCTCACGTGAACGAGAATTGTTGATCAAGTCAGGGTTTACCTTGACTGAACAATCCCGCGAGGATCACACCATAGTGCGTGACCTGACGGTTGAACGGACGGTCGAAGCTCGACCTTCCTATTCAAATAGTCTGGCTAGCCTCTTGTCTGAGGTCAGTGAGACTAACGACTTCATTAACCAGCAATTGGACAATGAAGACGTGGATGAAATGAGAGTCAACCCGACTCCAATCATCGGATCCGATGCTGTTTTCGAAGAATATAGCAAAGGAGGGATCATGTTCCGGAAGAATAGCCGGTACAAGATCCAGTACGAGAGCCCATGGAAAATCCATGCGGCTACTCCACTTGCGGAGAGTTTAGGCGAAAAGCCGATACTCACCGTCTGGTCAGGTGACGGTATCCGTCTCCAAGACCCGCTCCCACCTAGCATCCTAGGACCGAAGTGGGAAGGATCAGCTAAGAACCGTATACGGTTCTCACTGATTAAGGATGTAGAGATCAAATTATTTGTGATCTACAACCACACACATTGGGGTAAGAAACTTACCCAACTGTGTAATGACCCAGAACATGCAGGATACAAGTCCTGGGCCAAGTCTTTGAAGAGACGCAATAATGCATTTCTCAAAGGAAAAAGTGACCCGATGACCTCAATGAGGCAAAAGGAACACTACTTAGTGGACCCGAACTTAGTTCGGGAACCTAAGACACGGTCAGATCGCCTCTTAGAGGTGCTCAAGACCGTCGACGGGATATTCCTACAGAGATATCTGTGTTATCCCGAAGAGATGTGGACATGGGATCGTTACGACCTGTTCACTCTCGGGAATTTGTCATACCTCTTGGGTGACGAATTCCTCGATGGGGAGCTCAAAATTGAAGCTTTACCCATCGTAACTGCCTACACGCAACTGAAGCGTGCTAGGAAGTGGTTCAAGAAGTCCTCCCATGGGGGGACCCTCGAACAGGACCTAGTGGAACCACAAGTGGAACCCTGGTGCCTGCAGTTTGTAAACGTCTGGCGACGCGTACTAGCTGCTGAGGGACATCGTAAAGTTTACCTTATCGGTGTCCTCTCACAAACAAGGGGGTGCGGAACTCCTCCCCCCTTGGTTGTACTGCAATCCAAGTTGAAATTTCTTCGAACTGTGGCTGCAGAACCAGTCAAGACTTCATTAACTATGAAGAATCTTAGACGGACGGCATTGGAGGAGATCATTCGTGAACTCCCCGACAATGCATTCACTGGGCTCGCCACTAAGGCACGAGTCACAGTGACTACCTCCGCATGTTGGGAATCTACCCGCAAAGCTGGAGGAACTACCGAGGAGATCAGACGTCTGATCAACCCCGGAGTCGCAGGTGTTCAATACCGTAAATACGATTTGGACACCGGAGCTATCATAGGTTATATCGATCCGTATAACTATGATACTGTCGGAGAACTAATCTTTTGGGCCGCTTTGGACCAAGTTCTCCGTACACCACCGCAAGACCTAAGGTCTTGTTTCTTAACGGTGGTGAAAGAGCCTGGTAAAGCAAGAAGCGTTACCAAGGCTCGTGCTTGCTTGAAGATCGTCTTAGACGTCGTCAGCAAGATCTGCGCGGAGCCCCTAGCTAAGGGGATCCGTAGCAGCCAATCTGGAATGAAAGCTTCAAACCACGGTTGGAATGTCTTTTGCCGACTCATGTCAGAGGAAGCAAAGGAAGAAGTTTTTGCTCTCGAAAAGAGGGTCGAAACTTCATTTGGAGGTTATGTCGAAAGGACGGACACCTACAAAGACTTATTCGTGTCTAGTACAGACTACGAAGAAGCAACCGACCGGATGCAACATGAGTTAGCAGCCGAGTTGGCACATGCTTGGATGACCAAATGTGGTATTCCAAGGATGCTTCGTTCTATTGTAATGCAAACTTGCTACAAAGAACGCACGGTATACTTTCACGCCACTGGAATGTTAGCTACCGAAGGACTTCCCGCTCCACAATATGGAGAAAACATACGGGCTGTCCCACTTCGTACCGGAGTCCTCATGGGGGACCCCCTTACGAAAGTGTGTCTTCACCTCACTAATGTGGTGACGAGACACCTAGGAATCAGGCTCTTCGAGCAAGATTTCTATGAAAGGTTCCCGAACGGCGCTGAAGCCGCGGAAGCCTTTAAGCGCGCTGCCTCTAAAAGTTAGAGACACACGCCTATCCACCTTTCAGGATTATCCTTACGGGTGGGGTAACGAGTTAGCCTGCTCTGCAGGATCACTT